AACGCAATAGCGAAAAGAGAAACTATATTAAATGAATCTGTTGCAATAAGAGAAAAAGCAATAAATAGACAAAATGCATTAGAAGAAAAAGCAATAGAAGAAGAAAATAAACGTCAAGCCGAAAGAGAGAAAAAAGAAGAAAAACTACGTGCAGAAAAAGAAAAAAGAGATGAAAAAGAACGTAAACGATTAGAGGAGGAAACAAAACAAAAGGAAAAACTCGCTCAAATTTCAATGCGTAATTTAGAAATTGAAATCGAAATGTATAAACTTCGGAATCAAACTATTTTAGAAGACGGGAAAAAACTTACACGTGAGTTAGTAGATGAAGAAAATAATCGTTTAGAACAAATATACTTGCAGGAAGTTGCATATTTAGAAGCTCAAAATTTGGCACAAAATGAATTTGAGCTACAAAGACTGCAATTAAAATTAAACTACGAACAACAAACGCAAGCTAATTTAACGGCTTTACGTGAACAAAATGAAGCATTAGAATTAGAACGTATCGAGGCTAACTATCAAAATGAATTAGCACTTGCAGAGGGAAATATATTTGCTGAATTAGACCTGCAAAAACAAGGACTTGAAATGCAACGACAACAGGAAATTGATGCAGCAAAACGAACAGGTGCAGATGTCAACCTAATTAATCAAAAATATGCAAAAGCAGAAATAGCGATTGAACGGCAAAAACAAATGGCGAAGTTTAGTATAGTTTCGGGATTTGCTCAAAATGTTGCAACTATATTTGGAGAATCGACAAAAGCAGGAAAATTAGCAGCAGCAGCAACAACAACGATAGACACAATAGCTTCGGCAATAGGGGCATTTAGAGCAGCTCAAAACCTCCCATACCCTTATAACTTAATTGTTGGCGGTGCAAGTGCTGCATCTGCAACAACTCAAGGTATAGTTGCGGTTAAAAAAATATTGGCGGTAAATCCTGAAAGTCCAACAGTTCCGACGGGTGGCAGCTACAACACGCCTGCAATATCGCAGACAATAGGAAGCACTCGAGATACGGAACAGGATATGAGCATAAGTGCAGGAATATTGAATAGAAGCGGTCAAACGAAGTATGAGGAAGTGAGAACAGTAGTAGTTGTTGATGAGGTTACAGCTGCACAAAATACACAAAATAAAATTAAAACAGCATCACAAATATAAATTTGTAAAAATTTTTAATAAATATTTGATTTTTAATTATAATTTGTTATATATTTGTACAATTTAATTACATATTGTAATATGAGATACATAATTCCAATACATGGCGAGTTAGAATTTGAGAAAAGAATAGACACTTTTACTCTTAACGACTTTTTGCTTCACTTGAATAATGCAAAGGATAGTGAAGTATTACATTTAGATATTTCGAGTATTGGCGGATATGTTGAAGTTGCAAATAAAATAATAGACTTACTCAAAAAGAGCGGTAAAACAATTACAGCATCGAATAGTGGTCATGTTATGAGTGCTGCAAGTCTTATATTCATGAGTGCGAGTGTTCGTACGTTCGACCCGACAAAAGGAGATTTTCTTATTCATAACGCTTGGGTTGAGGTTCAAGGAGAGGCTTCGGAATTAGAACGTCAGGCAAAAGAATTGAGAGAGATAGATAAAAACTATGCAGATATTTATTCAAAGGTTACAGGTGTGGAAATTTCAATCATTCAAGAATTGATGAAACAAAATACACCATTAACGAGTGAGCAAATAGAGTCTATGAACTTTGCTCATATTTTAAAAACAGAATACAAAGCGGTTGCGAAAATTAACTTAAAATCAAATAAAATGACAGAGGAACAAATCAAAGAAAATTTTGATACGTTAGGCGATAAAATCCTAAACGGAATCAAAGCACTTTTCAAACCAAAAGCATTAGTAATTGCTGATGCAAATGGAACTGAATTAACTATGCCGGATATTAACGACATTTCGGAGTTAAAAATCGGTGTAGCTGCAACCGTTAACGGGGAGCCTGCAAATGGCGAATATCCACAAGCTGACGGTACTATCCTAAAATTTGAAGGCGGTGTATTGGTTGAAATCGTGCCGGTTCAAACAGAAGACGTAGATGCTTTAAAACAAGAAATTGAAGCGTTAAAATCTGAAAATGAAACATTGAAAACTCAAAATGAGCAAGTAAGTGCAAAATTGGTAGAAATTGAAAAAGATGTAAAAGAATACAAAGCTTTGGCATCGAATTTCAAACCGAAACCACAAACACCAACAGACGGAAAAAAAGCAACATTCACGTATAAAAAGAAATAAAAATGGCATCAACAATCGACATTAGCGGTTTGACGTTAAACCCGAAAGAATCAGCAGAATTTCAGAAATTCGTTATTGAAAAAACGTTTGAAAGACCCGAAATAAAAGCACTTCATACTGTTTATACGGGCGTAAAAATGAAAGAACAAATAGTATTAGCCGGACAACTTGGATTGAGCGGTATAAAAGGCGGTGCATGTACCCGTGTTTCAAGTGGTGCAAAATCTGTACTTACTCAAAAATATTGGGAGCCCGTAGGTATCGAGGACACATTCGTACATTGTCAAGCAGACGTAAATGCGTTATTCAAGGCTTACTTTGACAAAATACAATCGTACAAAGAAAAATACGAAATTGAAGGTTCGGACGAAGAAGTATTTTTGTCTTTGATGTTTGAAAATGCAATCAATCCTACTATTTACCGAGCTGCTTGGTTCGGAGATACTTCGGTTGCTGCTGCTACAGGTTCGGTTGCAGGTTTGAAATCTGCCGGAAATGTTAAATTCTTCAATTATTTCGATGGTATTTTAGCTCAAATTTTCGCAGGCGTTACTGCAGGTTCAATTAAACGAGTAACAATTAATGAAAACGCATTGACTACAATAGCTGCTCAATTAAATTTATCGAGTGGTTACTCTGTTCAGATTTTCGAGGAAATGTGGGCGAAAGCTGACCCAAGATTGAAAGCTGACCCAGAAGCGATTTTCTACACTTCAAATTCAATGTGGGAAAACTACCGTCAATATTTGCAATCGAAAGGAGAAAACTTCACAATTGAATATACTACGGACGGTTTGAGCCAAATTCGTTGGAATGGTAAAAAAGTAGTAAACATGAATACTATCATAGACATTACTTCACAAGCTTATTTTGTGAATAATACTACTGATAACGCATATTGGTTGCCTAACTTGGTAATATTATCTACCCCGATGAACTTACCAATTGCGACATTGAACGAAAATGACTTCAACGAAATGGAAGTATGGTATGAGAAAAAAGAAAGAGCTACATATATGGCTTATGGATTTTCTCTCGATGCAAAAGTAGTTGAGAATTACATGGTAGTTGCAGCATACTAAAAATAAACGGGGGCGTAAAAACCCCCTATTTTTAACCTTAAAAAATAAAAAGATGAAAAAAATATTTGGAATATTAGCAATTTTGTTTGTAACTTCAATAGCTTACGGGCAAACAGTAGTAAATAACTCTATTTACCTTGTGAAAGGTGCTGGAGTAAACGATACTATCACAAAAGGCCAAACAGTAAATACTGCGTTCTATGTAAAGCCTTATTGCGAAAAAGCATCATTTCAGGTAACTGCTGCGAAAATTAGCGGTTATACGAAAGTAAATTACATTTTAGAAAAATCGTATGACTATGCAACTTGGTATCAAATAGACACGGTTAAAATTTCAAGTTCAGCTGCTACGGTTAAGGGTAAAATGGATATTAAAGATGTAAATGCACCATATGTAAGAATTCGGGCGGTTGGTATAGATTCAACGCAAAAAAATAGATATACTTATAATGTAATTCTTAAAAATGCACAATAATGAGCTGCGAAACTAAAATATTCAAAGATATTACAAGCGATTGTAATATGCCAACGCCCGGCATCGAAGTCGAAGCATGGGTGTTCAATCGAAGTGAAATAAGTGTTACTTATTCCGTTTCTAACACAAATCAAATTACAGATATATCAATGATAGGTAGTGCAACAGCATTCAAAATCAAAGGTTATAAAAAGAATTTGAATTGTGGTTCTGATGTTGTTGTTTCGGACGATATGCCAAAACGATTTAATCACTATTTCTCATTCAAAAATTTTGAGTTTAATACAGAGAGTTTGCGAAACATAGACAATTTAGATGACTTATGTATCGTTGTTGAACGTAAAGACAAACCTGAATCCGGCGACGGAATATTTGTAGGCTACGGATTCAAAAGCGGGTTATTCGTAAGTACTGATACTCATAGAGCTTGGGAAAACAACGGAGTACGTTCTGTTGAGATGACTTCAATCGAGGGCGGATATGAGCCTCACAGCCAATATGTGGTATTTGTTGCAGACCAAACAAGCCCATATACAGCAACTAAAGCTATGTTGGACGGTTTACTTCCCAAAGAAGAAGAAGAAGAAGAAGAAGAAGAAGAACCATAATGGTAGATGAAGTAAAAAAAATACTATCACATAGTTCGGGGGAGGTAATAGCAGACCCCGAACTATGTTTTTCGCTCATAAAATGCTATTCAAGACTATATAAAGGGGGTTGCCCTGTTAGAACTTGTAAAAATTCATTAGCTTTGTATTATAAAATATTACAAAAAAACGGAATCCAAATGGCAACAATCAATCAAGAAGCAAAAGAAAGAACATGTGTACCAGCTTTTAAAGGCGTAAAGTACATATCACGTGCAGCAAAATATTTTAATGCTGACACATTAAGCGATAGAGATGCGATATTCCTATTGAAACATAAATGTTTAACCGAAGAAGACTTTATTAAATTGCCGACAGGTTGGAATACAGGTAAAGAGGACTGTATTTTAGAAATTGCCGATTTATTAGCTCAAGGAATGAGCGTAAAAGCAATAAAAGAAAAGTACAAAGACGTTAAGGAAATAGGCGGAAAAGAATGTACAAAAGAATTGTGGGCTGAAATAATCAAAGAAGCAAGAAAACTAAATGAAGTTAGTAAATAAGGAAATTGAACCACGTATTGAGGTTAAACTCAATAAAAATATCAAAGATGATGTTTCAAGCGGTATAATGACATACGGCGAAAAAAACGATTATCCTGATATTATTGAAAAACTCATATACGGTTCGCAAACGGGTAAGAGTGCTGCAAATTTATTAAGTAAATTTATTGCAGGCGATGGATTTGTTCAGCCTGTTGGTAATATTGAAATAGGCACTGACATAAGAGGCAAAAAAATAACAGTCGATAAATTACGCCAACAAATTGCAGAATCTTTGGCTTTTTTCGGTGGCGTTTATATCCACTCAAATGTGTCGGTTGACGGTATATGTAATGATTATAAGATATTGAATTTTAAACATTGCAGATTTTCACGTATGGACGACACCGGATATTGCTCACGCGTTGCTTATAATGATAATTGGTTAAAGCCTAAAGAAACGGTATTTTTTAATACTTTCAACCCAGAAATGGCAAAAGAAAATATTAAAAAATATGGTCAAGAATACAAAGGTCAGGTGTATTTTCAATTTCTAAATGATACGTACTTATATCCTTTAAGCCCTTTCGATTCTGTTTATTTGGATATGGATACTGAAAATCAAATACAGATATTCAAAAATAGAGAAATTCGCAACGGTTTCACTGATAAAATAATAATGGTAGTAGAGAAAATGAATTCAGACGATGAGGCTGAGGAAATGATTGATAAATGCAAATCATTCGTAGGTGCTGATGGGGAAAAACTACTATTATTTGAGGCGGAATTTGACGAAACGGGGAATATTAGAGGTAATAATTTCAAAGTTGAAAAAATAGCAACAAATATAAATGACAAACTTTTTGAAAATTGGGAGGTGTCTATTCCTAATTCAATAAGAAAAGCTGCATACGGACTTCCTGCGGTACTTATAGACTATCAGCAAGGAACATTGTCGGCAGCGAGCGGAGAAATGCTTACGCAAGCGGTAAGCGTATATAACGCATATACTCGTGATTTGCGTAAAAAGGTAGAGGAAACTTTTGCTGAAATAATGAAATATAGCAAAAACGAAACTTTAAAAACTAATATTGATTGGAGTTTAAAGGAGGTGCAACTATGATTACTTGGGCAAAACAACAATCTATCAAACCTATCGCTGCGAACTCGCAAAAGAGATTTACGCAAGTTGAAAAGGAAGTGTGCGATTATGAAATAAGTAACCTTATAGGGAAAAAACTGTATTCACAAGTAGAAGAAAGCCCGGAAACTTATAAAGATTTATTGGAGGGTTGCACATTTGAATATTGCGGTGAAACTACTTCACATAAAGGATTGGAATATGTAATAGCTTACCTTGTATTTGCTGCTTATTCGCTTGAAAATAACTTGCAAGATACATATACGGGAATGGTTCAAAAGCAACGCCCCGATTCCGAAACTGCCCCTGTGGGACTTGTGAAAAATTTGGCACAACGAAATAGAGAAATAGCTTATAACTATTTTGAAGCTACGAAGAAATACATAGAAGTAACATACAATTGCGAACAAAGAACTGAAAAAACAAAATACCGATTAATTGGCATAAAAAAAACTGAATTATGAAAAGATTTTGGAGCAATATAATAGAACAAAAAGCCTCTACTTCGTGGTATAAGCGAACATTAACGGCATTCAGCGAAAATAGTACCAACTTATTAGGCCATTTATTTGATAAGTTCGTAAGAACGCCTGAATTGCAGTTTGCTGAAAATATAGGATTATCTTACGATCCGGATAGTGATTCGTTTTTCATTAAATTGCAGGGCGGGACCTCAGTTACTGTTGTTGGCAACAATATGAAACCTCAATTAGTTACATTCAAAACACCATCTGAATTGACAGGTACGAATGCGATGGATTTCAACTTAAATCAAAATTGGATAGTTTATTTAA